CCCGCCGTGTCTCACCCTTCTAAATCTAAATGAGAATCATTCGCATCTAGGGTAAACGAGCATAGGGTAAACCATGTAGGTAGAAACCCTAGTAGGGTAAACCCGTAGGTGGTGAGATGATGGGGGGGGAGGGGGTAGGTAGGGTTGGTAGATATTTGTGGTACACCCCATCCTCAAAAAAAGCTAAATGAAAGGTAATATGGAAACACTCAAACGAGGACGAGGAAGACCCAAGGGAAGCGTCAAGATGACCATACAGAGGTTTGCTGACAATCCGCCCCTTGTACTACCTAAGACAGACCATCAACGTCTGAAGGAGCTTAAAGAGCTAATGATTAGGTCTGGGGGTAAGGATGTTGCTCAGAAGGTAATTGAGATAGCCCTTAATGATGAGCATCCCCATCAATTAGTAGCCCTTAAGATGTGTTTAGATAGGACTCTACCTGTGAGTATGTTTGAGAAGGACAAGTCTCAGAGAAGTGCTGTAACCATTTCAATTACTGGAATAGGAGTTGAGCCAATGGTAGTAGACACCAACCCTGATGCAGAAGATGTAGAGGCTAAATATGAGTAATTGGACTGTTGTTGTTAACAAGCCTGAATTCTTGGAGAAGACTGAGACTTTAGTTTCCAAGGAAAAAATAGTTGATTTGTTGATAAGCATCTTAAAAGACAAGAATTGGTCTTCTAATGCCTCTATAACGATTAAACCAACGGAAATGGGATACTTTGATGGCAGACCTTAATTTCTCTCTCTTACCCTGGCAACAAGAAGTTTTCAAGGATTCCACGAGATTCAAAGTTGTGGCTGCTGGGCGTAGGTGCGGTAAAAGTCGTATGGCGGCAGTTACCCTGTTGATAGAGGGTTTAAAGTGTCCACAAGGCTCTGCGGTGCTTTACGTTAGTCCTACTATGGGGCAATCAAGACAGATCATCTGGGACTTATTGCTAGACCTTGGTAGAGATGTTATACAGAACTCCCACGTAAACAACCTAGACATTACCCTGATAAACGGAGCTAGGATATACGTTAGGGGTGCGGATAGACCTGATACGCTTCGTGGAGTCTCTTTAACTTACGCTGTACTAGACGAGGTAGCCGACATTAAGCCAGAGGCTTGGGAACAGGTTATACGGGCTTCTCTGTCAGACAAGAAGGGTAGAGCCTTGTTTATCGGTACTCCAAAAGGAAGGAACTGGTTTCACGATACCTTTAAGCTCGGAGAGAGTGGAGAGGACTCTGATTGGAAGAGTTGGCACTTTACTACTGCTGATAACCCTTTGATCGACCCATCTGAGATAGAAAGTGCTAAAAAGACCTTAAGTACCTTTGCTTTTAAGCAAGAGTTCATGGCTTCCTTCTCTAATGCGGGGTCGGACGTTTTTAAAGAGGAATGGGTTAAGTTTGGTGAAAGACCTAATAAGGGGTCGTTCTACATCTCTGTTGACCTAGCGGGGTTTGAGGAAGTTGCTAAACAAGCGGGTAACGCTAAGAAAAGACTAGATGAGTCTGCCATCGCAGTTGTTTATGTAACAGAGGATGGGAAGTGGTTTGTTGAGAAGATTATCCACGGAAGATGGGATATTAGAACGACTGCTGTGAATATCTTGATGGCTATTCGGGACTACAAGCCTTTGAGTATCGGGATTGAGAGGGGGGCACTGAAGAACGCTGTTTTGCCCTATTTGAGCGACTTAATGAGAAAAAGTAACATCTATGCCCATATTATTGATTTAACGCATGGAAATAGGAAAAAAGCAGATAGAATTATCTGGGCATTGCAAGGAAGGTTTGAACATGGCAGAATCACGCTTAATTCGGAAGAGAATTGGGATGATTTTGTTGACCAACTTCTAATGTTTCCCGCACAGGGAGTTCACGATGATTTGCCGGACGCTCTTTCCTATGTCGATCAACTAGCTGTTACATCTTATTTTCAGGAAGATGAGGATGATGAGTGGCAGCCCATAGATATTGTCTCAGGTGTTTGATTTGAAAAAATGCTCAAAATGCAAGGTTGATAAACTTTTATCTGACTTTCAAAAGAATAAGTCAAATAAAGATGGCCTGCAATATCAATGCAAAACCTGCCGTATTGAAGGTTGCGCCAAGTATTTCCAAAGTATTCCTGTTGAAAAAAAGGAAGAACGTAAGGCAAATACTCAACTGTGGCGGGCAAAGAATAGAAATATTACTAGGTCATACGCATCAGAATACAAACTGAAGAACAGACCAACATATACTGCCAATCAAATTAGACGGCAATTGGGCAAAAAGAACAGAACTCCCAAGTGGTTGACAGATTTTGATTTATTGAAAATAAACTGTTACTATCAACTTGCCGCCATGCGAACTAAAGAAAGTGGCGAAAAATGGCACGTTGACCATATAATTCCATTACATGGGAAAATTGTTAGTGGCCTGCATGTTCCTAGCAACCTAAGAGTAATTACCGCTTTTGAGAACGAGCGAAAGACAAACTACTACGAGGTTTGAAGATGGATGACATCACCCGAAATAAATTTCAAGAGCCGACTGAGTCTGATAAAGAGCTTGTAGCCTTTGTCGTCAATCACTGTGACAGGTGGCGTGATTATAGGAATGTCAATTTTCTTTCCGAGTGGCAAGAGTACGAGCGCATCTTTACGGGTGAGTGGGACATCCAAGACAAGACCCGTGACTCCGAGAGAAGCCGAATTGTCACCCCCGCTACCCAACAAGCCGTAGAAACCCGTCACGCTGAGATCATTGAGGCTATCTTTGGTCAGGGTGAGTTCTTTGACATTGAAGACGATATTCGTGATGTCAACAATAATCCTTTAGATGTAGCCGCTATCAAGGCTCAACTGATGGAAGACTTCAAAGTAGACAAGATTCGCAAATCCATCGACCAGATTGAGCTGATGGCAGAAATCTATGGTACTGGCATTGGTGAGATTGTTGTCAAAACAGAGAAGATTTACGTTCCTTCTACCCAACCAATACCTGGTCAAGTCGGTCAAGCCGCCATTGGTGTGATGGAAAAGGACAGGATTGCAGTCAAGATTGTTCCTGTTAACCCTAAGAACTTCTTGTTCGACCCTAATGGGACTTCTATTGATGACTGTATGGGTGTGGCTGTTGAGAAGTATGTCTCTATCCACAAGATCGTTAAAGGTCAAGAAGAGGGTATCTATCGTAAGGTAGCTATCGGTACTGACTCAGACGACACAGACTTAGAGCCTACCCAAGAGGTTAGCCAATTCCAAGACGATAAAGTTAAACTTTTAACTTACTACGGCTTAGTCCCTAGAGAATACATTGAACAACTAGAGAATGAGGAAGAAGTAGAAGACTTGTTCCCTGAAGACTCTATCCAAGATGACTATTCCGACTTGGTAGAGGCTATTATCGTTATCGCTAACGATGGTGTTCTCTTGAAAGCAGAGAAAAACCCGTACATGATGAAAGATAGGCCAATTCTGGCTTATCAAGACGATACAGTCCCTAACAGACTTCTCGGTAGAGGTACTGTAGAGAAGGCTTACAACTCTCAAAAGGCTATTGACGCACAGATTCGTTCACATTTGGACTCTCTGGCGTTGACTACAAGTCCTATGATTGCAATGGATGCCACAAGACTTCCACGAGGTGCTAAGTTTGAGGTGAAGCCAGGCAAGGCAATCCTGACAAACGGCAACCCCGCAGAGATTTTGTTCCCCTTCAAGTTCGGAAATACCGATTCTGGGAACATAACAACTGCTAAAGAGTTCGAGAGAATGCTTTTACAGGCTACTGGTACGCTTGATTCACAGGGAATGGTCTCTGCTGTGTCTAGGGACTCCAATCAAGGTGGTATCTCAATGGCTGTGGCTTCTATTATCAAGAAGTACAAGCGTACATTGGTGAACTTTCAAGAGGATTTCTTGATTCCTTTCATCAACAAGGCTGCCTTTCGGTATATGCAGTTCGACCCTGAAAGGTATCCTACTGTTGACATGAAGTTTATCCCGACTGCTGCTTTAGGGATCATCGCTCGTGAGCATGAACAACAACAGTTCATCTCCTTACTTCAGACTCTTGGCCCAAATACACCTGTTTTGCCTGTTATTCTTAAAGGAATCATGGCTAACTCGTCTTTGTCTAACAGATATGAGTTGATTCAGATGTTGGATGAGATGTCTAAGCCTGATCCACAAGCACAACAGATGCAACAAGCACAGGCTCAGTTGGCTATGCAGTCTGCTCAAGCTCAAATTGCAGTACAGACTACCCAAGCAGAGCAAAATCGTGCTGAAGCGGCTAAGTTGATGACTGAAGCGCAATTGATGCCTCAAGAACTACAGGCCAAGGTACTTTCTAGTACAACCAAGAACCTTCCTACGGGTGGAGAGCCTGCTGAGTTTGACAAGCGGGTAAAGATTGCTGAGTTGATGCTCAAAGAGGCTGACATTAAGAACAAATCTAAGATTGTTGAGATGCAGATGTCGGATAAGATGGAGAAAGCGTTTCTTGATCGCATCACTTCGGAATTGAAATAATGGAACTGCTGAAAAACCTTGAAGGAATGTCTGCTGATGAGCAGATGAGTGCCGTTGTGGAGCTTCAAAAAGCCGCCATGAAGACGCTAGAAGAGCAAAAACAAGTCTCTATCGGTAAGAGTGCCGAGATGGTCATTCAAGGTTTAAAGAAGATTAAAGCCGACTTTGAAGCCAAGTTTGACTCTCTGAACTACGACATTCAGACCAAAGTTGCTAACCTGAAAGACGGACAACAAGGAATACAAGGTCAAAAAGGCGAACAAGGCGACCGAGGACTAGATGGCGCTCAAGGAAGAGATGGAAAGTCTGGTTTAGATGGTAAAGATGGACTAGACGGAAAAGATGGGATTAGCGTCCAAGATGCCAAGATTGACTTTGATGGCTCATTAGTCATTACTTTATCTGATGGCAGAGAAATTAACGTAGGCGAGGTTGTTCCTGTTGATGTTGCTCAGACAATCCATAAGATTCAAAGTGGATCAGGTGGTGACTCACAGACAACTTTAAACGCCATTGCTGCCCTACAAGCCACGATTGCCACTTATGGCACGATGGCTCTTCAGAACGCCAACGCAGTAGCCATCACAGGCGGCACAATCAACGGCACAACAGTTGGAGCAACAACCCCTGCGGCTGGTACGTTTACTACGCTTACTGCTCAGACAGAAGTGCTTACTGGTACAGGACAGAACTTAGTTTTACAAAGTGAAAACTTTACTGTAACTTGGGCTACGTCTGGTTCTGCTGGAACAGGTGCAACTGCAAATGCGGCAACGTCACCAACAGGAACTTCTAACGCTTCTAAAATTTTTGAATTATCTGCTACTGGCGTACACGGCAGAAGTCAAGCAGTAAGCCTTGGGAGAATTATCCCAGTTACTTACTCTATGTATGCAAAAGCATCAGAAAGGACAAAAGTCAGAGTTGATATGTCTGACTTACTTACTGGAGATATATATCAAGATTTTGATTTATCTACAGGTTCAAAAATTGGTTCTGTAGTAAGTGGTGGTAGTTGGGCAAATACTTCTTCTGCAATAATATCTGTTGGAAGTGGTTGGTATAGGTGTTCTATTACTGGCATTGGCGGTAATACGGCTGTAGCACCAGTTGTTCAACTTTTAGATGCTTCTGGTGCTGTGTCATACGTTGGCAATGGAACAAGTGGTATTTTTGCTTGGGGAGCGCAACTTGAATTAGCATCTTCTGCGGGAACATACATCCCCACAACCACAACAGCAGTTTACGGAACTCCTACCCTATCCTTTTCAGGTGTAGCAGGTCTAGGACTACAGTCTGATGGTTCTCTGTATGCAAGTAGTGCAGGAACAGGTAATGTTCGTTTTTACACAAACAACATTGGTCAAGAACAAGCCCGTGTTTCCCACACCGCATCAGCAGTCAATTACCATCAACTAACAGGCTCTGCTACAGGCTCTGGCCCTATTCATTCTGTTGCTGGCTCAGACACCAACATAGACCTAAACCTGACTACCAAGGGTACTGGTGCTGTTAAACTTAATAGTGCTAATGGAATACTTGCTAAATTTGTTGATTTAGGTGCAACAGTAAGTGCCTATCCATCTATTAGTGCATCTCAATATGATAGGGTGTACTATGGTGCTGAGGGTACTGGGACTAACATAAGTGTTCAGTATTCAACCAAGGGTTCTGCGTCACATATTTTTGCAACATCTGCTCTTGGAATAACTCAATTTACTGTCGCCCACACAGCCTCTGCTGTTAACTATGTACAAGTAACAGGGGCGATTACTGGTAATTCACCTACTATTTCCGCACAAGGTAGTGACGCTTCTGTTCCTTTGTCTTTTAGTACAAAAAGCACTAGTTCAATGCGGTTTTATTCTGGTAGTAATACTTACACCCAGTTACGCATTGATGGAGCAACTAGTGCAGTCAATTATGTTCAAGTAGCGGGTGCATTATCAAGTTTTGGTGCAATTGTTTCATCTCAAGGCTCAGACACAAACATCCCCCTAGTCCTCCAACCAAAAGGTACTGGTGCGCTACAGGCTCAACAAACAGACTCTACAGCTACTGGTGGTAATGCTAGGGGTGCTAATGCTGTTGATTGGCAGACAAAACGTAATAATGCCGCTCAGGTAGCTAGTGGTTCTGCCTGTACTATTGGCGGTGGAAACTCAAATACTGCCAATGGGTTTGAAGCAACGATTGGTGGAGGAACTGGTAATACTGTATCTAATAATTATTCTGTTGTTAGTGGTGGGTATACAAATGTTGCATTTGGAAGTCATTCTGCAATTGTTGGGGGATACTCAAACACAACAAGTGGACTTTTAAATTTTATTGGTGGAGGCTTTACCAATTCAGGCACTTCTGGTTCCTCTGTCACAACCCAATCTGCAACAATGAATGGCACAACTGCTGTTACGCTAAGTGGCAGTAATGGAAATATCAAAGTTGGTCAACTGGTTATTGGCACAAGTATTCAAACATTTCCTTACACCTACGTTGCCGCAATCTCTGGCACATCCTTGACGCTATCTCAAGCCGCAAGCGGTTCATCAACATCAACCCTATCCTTTTACACCCCTCATGGAGTAGTAGTGGGCGGTGGTAACAATCAGGCAACTGGGAGTTACAGTTTCATCGGGGGCGGTGGCGATGCTGGTACTGCGGCTAATCGTAATGTGGCTTCTGGTGATTGGAGTGTTGTAGCGGGTGGTGCTCTGAATACAGCATCAGGTGCAAATTCTTCTGTTTTAGGCGGTGCAAATTGTAATGCTACAAGTTCTTTTGCTGTGTGTCTTGGCGGTGCTGGTAACGTAGCAAGTGGCTTTGGTGCAACAAATTTGGGCGGTAATGGTAACGTAGCAAACGGAACATACGCTGTAGCTAGTGGTTTTTCATCAACAAATAGAAGCCTAACCACTTTTGCCTATGCCGCAGGAAGTGCAAGCGTCAATGGGGATGCACAAACTGAAATATTTGTTTTACGCAATTCAACAACAGACGCAACAGCCAAAGTTTTAACTCTTGGTGCTGGAGCCGCTTCCACAAACAATCAAGTAATCTTACCCAACAACTCAGCCTATTTCTTTACAGGAGAAGTAGTAGCAGGTGTAACAGGCGGTGGTAACACAAAAGGATGGACTATTGAGGGTGTCATCAAGCGTGGTGCTAATGCCGCCAGTACAGCCCTAGTAGGAACACCAACAGTCACCTCAACATACGCAGATGCAGGGGCATCCACTTGGGTGATAGCAGTAACAGCAGACACTACCAATGGCGGGTTGGCAGTTACATTCACAGGACAAGCGGCTACTACAATCCGAACTGTCGCACAGATTCGCACAACAGAAATGACCTACTAAGGAGAAATCGTGGCTTTAAAAATATCAGCAATCAACAACACAAACGGACAGTCTGAAACTCAGGCTTATGCCCGTATCACTAACTTTTTTGGTACTAAAGACCAAGTGCAAGTGCAAGTGGAAATCCACGCAACAGAGGAAGCTCGTAAAGCGGGATGGCCTAGCATCCAACAACAGGCTCATTATGTCAATATGGAGGACATTGAGGGTGACTTTATCCCTGCGCTTTACAATGTTCTGAAAACTTTTACCCAGTACGCTGGTTCAACAGACGTTTAAGGAAAACAAATGGCATTACTCAAAACAGTAGATACAGACTTTGGAGTTCCCTCGGTTTATTGGAACATCGGTGCTGTCCAAGAAGACTTTAAAGGCAAGGGAACAGAGATAACCTTTTACGGCTATGCAAGCAAAGAAGCCCGTGATTCTGGTAAACAACCATTAAGCGCAGGCAAGGTTCAGATTGCTGGTGATGACTATGTAGCGGGTGCAGACCGAGCCGCTTTGTATGCAATCATCAAGCAAAAGCCTGAGTTTGAAGGTGCGACTGACGCATGAACAAAGAACTTCAGGACTACTATGAGTCACGCTTTGAAATGATGTCTACCCAAGGGTGGAAAGATTTAGTAGAAGATATTGACAAAATAATAGTATCTTTGAATAATATCTCTGTAGTTTCTGATGAGAAAGACCTACAATTCAAAAAAGGTGAACTTTCTATCCTAACTTGGCTGAAAAATCTTAAACAGATCAGCGAGAGGGCTTATGAAGAGATTTTATGATTACGTCTGTGAAAACGGACACAAGACAGAAAAGTTTGTTGTTTATGAGGCAACGAACTTGAAGTGTGAGTGTGGGGCTTTGGCTACACGTTCACTCTCTGCGCCAGCTTTTAGACTTGAAGGATGGTCTGGTTCTTTTCCATCGGCTTATGCCAAATTTGGAAAGAGTCATACCGACAAGTTGAAATCTGAGCAGAAACTCAACTCATAAGCAATTATGCCGAGTTGAATCTCCTATAACCGATAACGGCAGGAAAAAGGAAACGTATGTTGATTGACAACGAAAAAGAAGAGTTAAGTGAGTTTGACATTGTCGAGCAGAAAACTTCAAAAAAAGCTGAAGATAGGTCTGAGCTTCCCGAAATTTACAGGGATAAAAGTTTAGAAGAAGTTGTGAAGATGCACCAAGATCAGGTAAAAATGATTGGTCGTCAGGCACAAGAGGTAGGCGAAATACGTAAGTTAGCTGATGAACTCATTAAACAGAACCTTAGTTCCAGACAACAACAGACTAGAGTAGAAGAGCCTGAAGTAGACTTCTTTGAGAATCCACAGAAGGCAGTTCAAAGGACAGTTGATAGTCACCCTGACATCATTGCGGCTAGACAAGCCACTTTAGAGATGAAAAGGGCGCAAATTCAGCAGAAGTTAGCGCAAGAACACCCTGATTTTGGCGATATTGCTAAAAATGAGGA